CCCGACGAACAGCCTGACGACCTATCCGAAAAGCTAAAGACTCTGGAGACAGAGAACGAGCGCCTTCGCCACTCCGACGCCTCACAGCGCGGACGGCTGGGCGCATACCAACGGCAGATCAACGAGCACCAGCGCAAAGCGCAAGAGCTGGCATCTGCCAAACCCACAACTACAGAGGGAAAAACTCAAGACGACGGTCAGCAGCGCCAGGCAATGGCCGACTCTGCGGGAGTCGATGACTGGACCGAGTTTAAAGAAGACTTTCCCGATATGGCCCGCGCTTTCGAATCTCGTCTCAAAGCAGACCAGGCAAAGCAGGCGCAATTACAACAGGAGGTCGCAGAACTGCGATCCACTGTGCAGCCCATTCAAGAACAGGCCCATCAGCAACAGCTTCAGTCCGAGTACGTCCGCCTTGAAAGCCGACATACCGATTGGCGAGAAGTGGTCAATGCGCCCGAATTTGATACATGGCTCAAAACTCAGAACCCCACCATTCAAGCCTTAGCAGGGTCTGAAAGCGCCGACGATGCGTCCGCGTTACTGGATTTCTACAAGGGAACGTCTGGAACGGGCGATGAAAACAGCCGTGCCCCAAAGCACGACAAGCGACAAAGCCGACTGGCCAACGCCCAAACCGTCAGCCGCCGTGGAGCGGCGACACGCAGCGGAGCACCAGAAGAGTTTGACGCGGCCTTTGAACACTACGCCGCGAAAAAGAAAGCGCGGTAACTCAAAATTTGATTGGAGTTAATTATCATGACTATCACTAGCTACGGCGATATTTCCCAGCGTACTGCAGCATACGCAGCTACCGAAATGCTCTCTCACGCAGAGCCCATTCTTGTTCTGTCCAAGTTCGGCCAGTCCAAGCCCCTGCCCAAGAACAAAGCGGACACCGTCAAATTCCGTCGGCCCGTACCGTTCGCCAACGTCACCGTGGCCTTGAGCGAAGGCGTCACCCCGTCCTCGCAGCAAATGGCTTACGAAGACGTGTCCGTTCAGATCAAGCAATGGGGCGCCTGGACCGAGATCACCGACGTAATCCAAGACCTGGCCGAAGACCCCGTTCTTTCCGATGCGTCGATGCTGTGCGGTGAACAAGCGGCAGAAACCATCGAGTATCAGACCTGGGGCGCCATTCGTGCGGGTACCAACGTGCTCTTCGCCAATGGCACCCAGCGCAGCGATGTCAACTCCGTCTACAGCCTGGACAAGCAACGTGCTGTTACGCGCTCTCTCAAGGGCAATCGTGCTAAGAAGATCACCAGCATGGTTGGTGGCTCTCCGAACTACGCAACCGAGCCTGTGGATGCGGCGTTCATTGCGTTTGCGCACACAGACCTGGAAGCGGACATTCGGGACATCAAAGGCTTCATCCCCACCGAGCTTTACGGCTCCATGAGTCAGCTGCCGTATGAAATCGGCAAGGTGGAGGACGTGCGTTACTGCCTGAGCCCGGTGCTGGACAGCTTTGCCAGTGCCGGCGGTACCGCATCCACCAACGGCACGATTTCAACCGATGGCACCAGCTCTGACGTGTACCCCATCGTCATTGTCGGTAAAGAGGCTTACGGCCTGATCCCGCTCAAGGGCGCCGGTGCAATCACGCCAATGGTACTGAACCCCAATACCCCTCGCGGTGGTGACCAGCTGGGTCAGCGCGGCTCTGTGGGCTGGAAAGCCTACTACGTTGCGAAGGTTCTTAACGAGGGATGGCAAGCGCGGATTGAGACAGCTGCTTCTGCCCTGTAAGCCAGCAACCCCCAACAGCCCCGGCCTCGTGCCGGGGTTTTCTTTATTTGGTTAAAGGAACACCGTTATGAGCGACATCAACCCGGATACCATGAGCCGTGAAGAGCTGGAAGAGACCGCCAAGACCATTGGCCTTACCACTCCCAGCAAGATAGGCACCGACACTTTGCGCAAGAAGATTAACGAAGCCTTGGGCAGCGAGGGTAGGCATGTGTCTAAGTCGGTCCCCATTGTTACCGGCAATGCCAAAGAGCGTCAGTTCGAAATCATCATTTCCACCCATGAGCAGGACAAGCAGCCGGTTCAAGGCGGCGTCAATGGCAGGAGCTTCGTTATCAAGCGCGGCGAAAAGGTCATTGTGTCGGAGTCGATTGTTGGCGTACTGGCATCTGCCGTTCAGCGACATTACGACTCAGAGATGAATATGACGGAAGTCCAGAGCTACCCGTTTCAAATCCTGCGTGAAGTTACTGGCGAGGCTTAACTGATGACCTTTCTGGAGCTTTGCCAGCGCTTGCGCCAGGAAGTGGGCGCCGCCGGCTCGGGCCCTGCCAGCGTGAGCGCTCAGCACGACGAGTACGCCCGCCTTATAAGCTGGGTACAACAGGCGTGGCGTGAAATTCAGTTGAGCCGGCACAGTTGGCGCTTTACGTGGGCTGAAGCCAGCGTACCGGTCGAAATCGGCTTTCGGACTTATTCACCGCCGGCTGACCTGGGCACGTGGGACGAGGCCACTTTAAAGTGCAATGAGCGAACGCTGCTGGCCCAGCGCTGGGACGAGTTCCGCAAACACGACGTACAGGACAGCGGCACCTACCCAAGGTTCATCACGCAAAAGCCCGATGGAGTCCTTGTGTTGGACTCATCGCCGGATCAGGACGGGCAAGTCACCTTTGAATACTGGCGAACGCCGCAGGCATTGATTGAAGGCGGTGCCACTCCGCGACTCCCTGAGCGCTACCATATGGTGATCGTCTACCGCGCCATGCTGTATTACGGATTGTACGAAAACGCCCCAGAGGTGGTTCAGGCGGCCCGCTCAGGCGAAGCCAGAATCCTGCACGAGATGGTGGCGATGGAGCTGCCGCCCATGACGTCCGGAGGGCCTTTAGCGTGAGTCGATCTGCATACATCAAACTCGGCGGCGGCCTTGATCTGATCACGCCTACCCGGCAGATGGCGCCCGGCGCTGCGCTCGCTTGCGTGAATTATGAGACGCCGGTGAACGGCGGCTACCGAAGCGTTAAGGGCTACGCGCAGATGGGACCGGAAGTACCGGGGCAAGGGCCTGTCCTTGGTGTGGCCACGTTCTACGACCGGAAATACGCCATTCGCGAAGACGCTACCGCCGGCACGGCTACCCTTTACAGTTTGAGTCTGGACGGTGCCACTTGGGAGGTAATCGGCACGGGCGGCGAGCTATCACCAAACCGGCATGAGTTCGATGAGGGCAATCCCTACGCCACCGATGCGGGCAACGCCCTGTATGGCGTGGGCGGCGCAAAGCCGTTTGAGCTGGCGCAGGACGGTACCCTGACCATTCTCGCCAACGCACCAGCCGGCGCCACAATGATCGCCCTGCACCAGAACCACCTGTTTCTGGGTTTCCCGAAAGGAAGCCTGCAGTTCTCCGGCATTGGCGATCCGGCCAACTATGACGCATCCACCGGCGGTGCCGGCGAGATTGGCGTAGGCCAGCGCCTGACCGGCATTCTTCGCGGCGTCGGCGGGGTTCTTCATGTGCTCACGCGGGACAGCGTGCAGTTGCTCAGAGGAACCAGCGCGCCGAACTTTGAACTGGAGGTCACCATTCCAGGCGTGGGCTGCCGCAGCTATTCCGCGCAATCGCTACTCATGCCGTACTTTATCACCGAGCGTGGAATCACCACCTTGCGGGCAGCGCAAGAGTTCGGGGACTTTACCGCGCTGCAGCCAGGTGCGGCGGTGGAGCCGCTGTTCGCAGACAGCGAACTGGCCAACCGAGTGGTGGCCAGCAGCATCTCCAGGACCAAGGCGCAATACCGCGTCTTCTTTGACGACGGCAGCGGCCTGTATGTGAGTCCGGCCGGGATCGGGCAAGTCCGGTTTCCGGATCAGGTGGCCGTGTGTCACAGCTCCGAGCTGTCCAGCGGGGAAGAGTTCTTGGTGTTTGGCGACGACAAGGGCCTGGTGTATCGGCTGGACAGCGGAAACAGCTTTAACGGCCAACCCATTCGCGCCTTTCTGACGCTGGCGTATACCGACATCAAGTCTCCATCCACCCGAAAGCGTTTCCGCCGGGCCTTTTTCGATGTGCGCTCCGGCAGCAACGCCAGCATTTGGGCCCTGCCGGATTTCGACTATGGCGGCACTGAGACAGCCTCACCGCGAAGGCAGTCCATCAACTTCACACTCGGGGGAGGGCTCTGGAGCGCCGCCAACTGGGATGAGCTTCAGTGGTCCGTGCCGTTTCTTGGCCAGGAGCCGCTGGATATTACCGGTACCGGCACCTCGATCAACTTCGCCATCTATTCAGAAACCAGCAATCAGCCGCATGAGCTGCTGGGGTATGACTTGAGTTTCGATATAAGGAGAAACCGCCGTGGCTAAGACGTATTACGACAACTCTAACCCTGGCCAGCGCTTTCAGCCAGGCACCATCGTCGAGGCCAGCGCAGTCGAAGAGAAGTTCGACCAGATTCAGACTGGGCTGGAGCAAGCTGAACAGGACACTCGTCGCGCCCTGAAGTTTCCTTTCGCGGAAGGCATGCTAAGCCAGGAGTTTGACGCCACCGCCTTGCAGCGCCGGAATCGCGTGCTGGGTTTTGACGTTAACGGCGACCTGGCACTGGTGTCCGGCTTCTTTAACCGGGGTGACTGGCAGCCTTTTACCGACTACTTCCTGAACGATGTGGTACGCGACCCAGACACAACCAATCTGTATGTGAGTATTCTCGCGAAACACAACTCTGGCGCTGAG